GTCGGCGCCTACCACCGTGGCATCTGCCCCAGCTCCGAGGTAGAGCGTGCGGTACGCATTCCTCACACCGGCGTGACGTGTCTCCAGGTTGTCAACAATCTCGTTGAACTGCTCGGTGTCTCTCGCGACGACACCTTTGACCACGAGGTTAGGAGTGTTGTGGGTAAGAATGAAGTCATCCGTGATGTATAGATGATCCTCGGAATCAACGCCTATGCACTGAGTGGGCTTTCGGCCCACAAACTCAACACCTTGGATGAACCGCTGTCTGCTGCCACGGAACGTGGGACTGTACCTAGCAGCCTTCCGAGACAAGCGACAGGGCACGATCCACTCAGGCAAGCGACTAATCGACACATGCCACTGTGCTCGCTGTGCCCCATTTGCAGCACGCCCCAAGTGAACAGTGGCAACGCCTCCAAGGCCACTAACCAGCTCGGCAACCTGCAGGGCCAGCTGCCGACTCGTGTTATCGAAGGACACCGAATTCGGCTGGACGCGGCTAACACTTCCATCAGTGTCAATCAAACCCTGAAGAAGTGCGACGCGCTGAGTCACCGAACCGCGCATGTACTGCTCAGGAACAGACTTCTCATAGCCAATAACGCCCCACACGCCGATAGTCTTCAACTGCTCAGTCAGCGGATTCGTCCGAGTACTTCTTCCCCGCGGAACGTTGGGACGCTGATAGTGCATCGAACACAACCCGAGCGCACAAACCGTTTGGTCACAGCCGTCCGCAATACAGAGCCCCGCAGACCCCATCAAGCCGGCGAAGTTGATTCGGGCACCCTTGCCGCTGGTCTTACGAGGCACCAACCGGCACCCCTCCGGCACAAGAGTGCTCAGAATCTGAACCTGCTCATCAAGATCATCCCGATGGCATGCAAGCTCAGCAGCGCCACTACCCTTTGAATTGCCTCCCAGATAGCCATCGCCGAGCAATGACCCCAAGAGGTACGGGTCGACTAGCAAATCTCCTGGATCATCAAACTCAACTGGATCAACCAGGGACACGGCCCACTTGTACGGACCACTGGCGTAACGAACACCCTCGTTGATGATTCGAGACAAGGGCATCGTCCGGGTTACTCCGCGCTGGAGATCGTACGAACTCGCCACGGTCCACAAGTGATCAGCGGTGCATTCAGTTGACCCGCCACTTGAGAACGTAACCCGGTACACATCCTGAACACCCTGCGGATAGACCGCCATGACAGACTTCGGCTTACCGTCAGAGCCCACAACACGATCACCGACCTGGACAGAGCCCATCTCTACCCAGCCGTGAGGAGTCAGCACACGCGCATCCAATGGCTGAGGCGCGCCGTTTTCGAAGAACTTCAGCTTGTGGTCTGTGGCAGCTCTGTCGCCCTGGATCTCACGCACCGCGGGTGTAACCCAGGACATGCCGATCCCAGCCGCCTGGGGGTCAGGTAGGGGACTCCAGTGGGCTACCTCATCAGGAAGCAGGATCTCGGGCGTGTATTGGTTCTGGGCAAAGCCACCGTTGCAGTAGGCATAGCCGATGACTTCACCGTCGAGTGCGTGAGCGGCGTCGTCGGGCTGCTGATGACTGCCGAAGATGATGACTACCCAATCGGGCCTCAAAACCCTCAGCCGACCTTGCTGGCGATTGGTGACATACGCGTTGCCCGCCAGGCCGGCGTGCCACTCCATCCTTGCCAACAGTTCACCCGTGGTGCCTTTGGGCCAGGGAGTCTCCAGTGGCCCCAGTGCCGACGTGCCGAAGAGTCGCCCTGGTGTCTTGCTGCGCCTGTTGTTTCTGAAGATGAAGCGGGCTTGTGAGAGCACCAGGGCGCGGATCATCTGCGCAGCGAAGGCGGGCGGGCACATCTGCAGAGCAGAGAAGTACCCCGGCAGCGTCGTGGCGATTTCCTTCACCCGACTGGTGGACCAGGTCTGATTCACCCCGAACGGGTAGGTATGATTGTTATACCCAAATTCGTTAGCCGGCAATAGATAGTCAGCCAGCCATTGATCGACGCTGAAGCGGGATTCCTGACCACGGGGCACCAATTCCCGGCTTCCGCGCACTGCGGAGATGCGGTCCAAGAGGCCCACGGCCCACCCCGCCTCTGCTATAATTGATGGCCATGACCAGGTACTACTTCGGGCCAAGGTGGGATGCACCGATGCTCGACGAGGACGCAGAACAGGTGCTGACGCCCATTGGCCAGCCCTGTTCCGGATGCGACGAGAAGATTGTTGCCGGTGATCGTGGAGTCATGAGCACATTCATTGACCTGAAAGCAGCAAGTGTTCTGCCGGTTCACATGGAATGCGACATGCTCCCGATCTTGGGACACATATTCAAAGTCTGTTCATGTCACAAGTTTGGGAATTCCCGAGCAGACGCTTTAGTGTTGCTGGAACGCATCAACGCAGCCCGACGCCAACAGGGCCTAGGAGACCTCTAAATGGCCTGCCCGAATCCAATTGAGCATGGTCCGCACGAGTGGTATGGCATACCGGCCGTATTTCGTCAGAGCTGCTGTGGTCACTTCGAAGACAGCCGGGACCCCGCGCAGGTGCGGATGGATGACCTAGCTGAAGATCGGGCAGAGGAGCGCGCCCGTGCCCGTGCCAGCGCAGCCCATCAGCCCACCATCAACCGGTTTCCGTACTTTTCCACGCCGTTTATCTATTGGGTGTATTGCTCGTGCGGCGAATACGCAAATCGGAGCAAGTTCATTGTTGACCTCGACGCGTGGAAGGCATGGCTGGATCACGCCAGATCACGAGGAGCGCTGTAATGCACTGGTACGACATAGACCCGAAGGACGCTAGAGACATCGACCTCAGCAAACGGCTCGACATCGATGCGCCGCTGAACGAAGACGGAGAACGGTGTCCATGGCCGTGGGATCCGCAACAACGACGTGGGGCTCCGATGGGCCAATATCACTGCCCATACTGCGGAGCGATGGTTATGGCGGGCATGCGGCACCCAGACTATCGAGAGACAGAAGAGAGATAGAGCCCCGTGTGGTATGGTCGCACCAGCATCCTTGGAATCACGTCACGATTCGAGGCCGCAGTCCTGTACATTAGACTGGCTGATCAAGTGAGGCTCTTCGATAGGTATGACCTACCGATCCCGGAACGCATGGTCAGTGACCTTCGCGAGCTGGCCGCTTATCTCGACCATCACGCCAGCCGACCTTCACCGCAGCAAACGACCAGGCGCACACTAGCCATAAGATCGAGATTATCCGCGCTGCGAGCCATCCGAGAGCAAAAAGCAGCGCAGCGACGAGAATGAGCATTGCGCGGCCTATTTTCACCTCTTTTGCCTCTGAATTGATGCGATTCAGCGTCGTTTCATCGAAAAATGCCACTGTTTTGAGCCCCTTTTTACCGCCACGCGGCGAAGAATTGGGGCTCAATTTCGCTCGGAGCCCCGCAGAGGAAGACCGCCATTACCATAGCGATACAGGCGTCGATCTTTCGCTTAGAACGACCTTTCGAAAGCCGCCACCCACTGTCAGTCTCGCGCACTGCAGCGGAGAGAACATGGTCGGTGAACGTCGAATCGTTCGGCTGAATCAGCAGACCATCGTTGATCAGCCGATAGGCTTCCTGACAGGCTGGCACCATCGAGCTAGCCGATTGCGAAAACTCACCCATCGGAAGTCCTTCGTCAAGCAGCACCTGGGCTGATCTGACGAAATATGCAGGGTCATAGGCGATGGTTTCGACCCGAAAACGCCTGTGGAGGTCCCTGAGGTAGTTTTCTACAGCGATAACATCAACCGTATCGCCCTCAGGATTCCAGACGTGGGCCTCAACAGCCACCTTGCCGTCCTCGGTAGGCTGTGCAATGGAGATAGCAACGCAGTCATGCTTGAGCGCCATATCAACAGCGACATAAATCGGTCGGTCGACAACCAGCTTGACCGAACCTGCGCACGCTTCCCACGCCCCAGCCGGGAGCCAGCACTCTTCAGCATGGGTCCATTGGCCGAGGTGGTAACGGCGGAATTCAAACTCGGGGATCTGGTAAAACCTCGCGATAACGTCATCGAGCCGGAGAAACGAGCCGGCGGCGGGGTTTGCGCGCATCACCGCGGCCATCAGCTGCTCTTCGTCGGTGAGATCGTAGATGTCTGGTGCGGCGTAATGGACGAAGAGGAACCGTGGATCGGTGACCTCACCGCCATTGACCC